TATCGTTTTGGTCGTTATAAGCCATAGACGAACCTGTCTTGGTTGCCCATATACCTGCTCCGTAGTTGAATGTCTTTGCCATTATTCTATTGTATAAAGTTGTTCTGTTGCCATTTCGTTAAAGCTACTGTAACTTGTTAGTGCTTCTAATTCGCTGTCTGATAATGCTTCGTTAAAAGTCATTAGTTCTTTGGTGTTTCCGTAGAAATTTCTTGTACCTCCTCCCGATGGATTATCAAAAGATAAATCAAATAAATTGCTAACTGTCGCAACAGCATTACTTTCAAACACTTTAAATCCATTAATATAAAAATCAAAATTTGTTGATTTATATTTTATAGCAAATTTGTTAAAATCAGAAGTATCATTTAAAGTGAAAAATTGTGAAATTGTTGAACCTGTGCCTCTAAAAAACATTTCGATTTGATTTTCAGTAGTTGTGTGAGTTACTAAAACTCTATTACTTGTAGAGTTATCAGACAAAGATATGTCAGAATTTACATCTAAATCATTATTTATCCAAGCTATATTAGCATACAAAACCCCTTCACTATCGTTAAAGGTTGCTTCTGCGCCATTGGCTGCATCTGCTGAACGAGTTACTGTTGAACCTTCTGTTTTGATGATGGATGTTGGATAGCTTCCTTGTTCTACTTGCGCTCCCCATATATAAACTCCGCTTGTACCATCGCCTAAATAATCCCTTGTCTGATTATCGTTTAATAAAAATAATTGAAAAGCATTGATACTTGTAAATGTAGCATCAGCAGTAAATGTATTGCTTATTCTAAACCACCCATTACCATAATTTTCTATTTCTCCATTGCCACTTAAAACAACTCCATTCTCTAAATCAAAATCACTTAAAGCATCCCCTGAACCATAAGCACTTGCAAATCTGACGTATTTTCTTTCTGATTTTTTAACAAATATACTTGTAGAATAAGTAACGCCATTTGTAATGGTTAAAGTATTAGCAACTCTATGATATGTATTTACGTTATTCTCTATAAATTTATAAGCATTTAAACCACCATCAGGAGATGTTGCTTGATTTGAAGATACACTTGAATTGCTTTTTGTCCAAGAAGCATTAGAAAAATCCTCACTGTAAGTTATTGAATTACTCCTACTTGGTTCTAACAATAGCGTAGGACAATCCTGTACTACTCCGTCTAATAAAGGGTAATCTAATCTTGGTACACCACTTGCTACGGTTTCTATAAGTCCGTCTTTGTTTACTCGTGTCCCAGTTGAACCTCTTGAAAAATCGAAATCCCCATCAGCGTTATTAGGCAGTACATTGTATAATGTGCCACTTCTATATCCGCTTGGGATATGTACTAAACTTGCCTTGTCGTAAATACTCATTGTACTGAATTATTAAATGTTTCTACTAAACAGGCTTGCGCTTCCATAGTACCACCTGCGTCATCTACTCTTTTATATAAATCATTTGCATCGCCTACAATACTAACAAATGGATATTGTCCTACCCAGCTTTCGTTATATATCGTTCCGAAGCCTATGTTGTTTATTATCTTTCCCCAACCTGTTGCCATTTCTTTCTTTGTTTAAATAATACTTTAACTTTATTTCGTTGTCCTTCTTTGGTTTGTACTTACTTACAGCATCCATCCGTTAAATAAAGCGTTTTTGTCAGGATATATTTCCTCGTTAGAATTACTGTAATACTCTGGGAATTTACTTGGCGCATTAAAACTTAAATAGTCAATTAGTCTTTGCGTGTAGTATTCAGCATAATCTCTTTCCTTTGATATTAAAGAATCAATCTCTTGCTTATCTACAATAGTACTATTTTCAGAACTGTGCTTGAATACACCCCCATTAGCAATAGTGTAAGACGCAAACGGAAGATACTCAACCATCGCATAGTGAATGAGCATAGGTTGAACATAGTCGTTTACTAACGCCAAATAATCTCCTGCAAGAGAACCAGCAACTATATCTGCACTAATCTTATCGTATAGGTCGCTTCCTAAATAGTTTTGAATATGTATCTCTTGTGCTATTTTTATGAACTGAATAAATTTATCAGTATCAATCGAACCGCTTAATGCAGTATTCTTGATAAGGTCGCTTCTTTTTATAAATATTGCTGTTGCCATTATTCTACATCTTCAATTTGTTCCTCTATTTTTTCTTTCACTTCCTCTTCTATATCCTTTTTAACACCTGTTTCCTTCTCTATCTCGGCTTCGCTTATAGCATTAGTCAAGTCAGTAAATTCAAGCGGTTGTAGGGTCTTAAAATAGATATCAAGGTTTATTCCGTTGTACTCAAGTATCTTCTCAAGCTCATCAAGTATTGTAACTTGCATTGGTCGTATAACTGTATTGTCCATAAGTACAGATGCGGTCTGTAATTCCTCCGCATTGTTTCCAAGACCAGACGTATCTTTTATACCAACAAGCATAGGTGATACGATACGGTGTGATACCATTACTTTACGCATACTCTCGTCTGATAAGAACTGATATTGCTGGTGTGCATCTGATAACTGTACTGGTTCAATAGTTGCTGCAAGCTCTTTACTATCGTTAAACGCTAGTATAAAACGCCCTGCGTTAGAACTACCGCTAAATTTATTTACAATACTATTCTCTATCGCATCTCTCTGCTCCGCATCTGGCGTACCATTGTTAAAGTTGATAAGCATTGATGGACTCAATCCATTCTGAATATTATTGATGTGATAGTTAGCAATCTCTTCTTCCAACTCTGCATACTGTAACCCTCCTTGATAATCTACTGGCGAATAGTATTTATACCCAGCACGATAAGGCTTTATGTATAGTATCTCAATAGCAGCATTAGAGAACCCAAATGCAGGTATTTTAGTTAGCTTATCCCCTGTGCTTGCTGTACTCCAATCAGAATGATAGTAGTATGCCTCTATTTCGCCTTTAGAGTTACATTTCTCGGCTCTTAACGTCTCTACTGGTATATGCTCTACTTGAGCGATTTTAGAGCGGTCTTTGGTGTATATAACTTGCAACGCAGCTTGACCCATCATTTTATAGTCGTGAGTAATTCTCTTAATCACATCTTTTTTAAGGAGTTCTTTCATCTCCTTATAATCAGCATCATTATCTTTACTGTCTGTCGCATCAAGACCTCTCCCGTATATCATTTCAGAGATGCCATTGATTGCAGCGTTATTTGTTGGGCTTCCGTTATACCTGTCTATCAGGTAAGTAAAATAGTCGTTGTCCTCGCCATAAGCAACGAAGTCATCGTTATAGTATTCTTTAATCTCTGGTCTTGAATAAGAACCGAGTTGAACAATATGTATTTTACCTTCTTCTTTATTATTCATAATAGGTCTTTTCTTTGCGTAATGTCTTGCTTTTTTTGCCATTTCTTATGCTCCTAATGCTAATGCTGCTATTGTGTTCGCTTGTCCGTCAGTTTCACTTATAACTCCTGTTGTTGCTTGTCCTAAATCACTCCATTGCGTATATCCGTCTGCTGGTTTAGGTTCTGTTGGCGATACTATAAGTGCGCCATCTACACCATTTAAAGTGTACGAACCAGCGATTATACCGCCATAACCCTTCTCGCCAAGATTACCAGAGAATCCTCCCTCTACACCAGCCTCAAATCTTACAGGTCTAACCCTTGCCTTTTTAGTTCTATAATAAGTACCACCACAATTCACTTCGGATAAGTAGCAATTCTCTGGAATATCTTTTAACAGGTTAGCTATGGGCGATAAATAAATCCACTTCTGATATACAAAAGCAAATGTTGGCGAATTAACATTTTCTGTGGATGTCCAATAGTATTGGTTTGTTTGACTCGGTCCAGATGGCGTTGATGTAACCTCTGGTAAATAGTATGGGTCGTAACCAAATCTTGTTGCAGAATTGTTTAGAACGGATATATATGGATATATTTCTTTAGCCTCTTCGGTGGATGGTAAATACCAATCATCGTAATTAACCTCGTCTATCGTAACGCAGTATAAATCACATATCTTAAATGCTGATGTTAGCGCATCCATATCCGAAGTATCGTAACACAATGTAACATCGCTTGGTGATGGTGTTACTCCGCCACTCTCATCTCCTATTACAATAAAGTCATTATCAAGTGTTTGTTCAACTATGTAATCTCCTTTACCGACTTCATATTTGTCAAAATCAGTTTGGTCTGTTACATAAACCATTCCTCTATAAATTTCTCCATTATCATCTTTAACTACAATACTGTAATATGATTCAGCTATAAGATTAGGGAATGCAAAACTCAACGTGGTTATATTTGTTGATGAGTCGTAACTATGAGAGACAGTATATTCAAATGTCCTTCTTTCTGACTTATTTGTTATCTCAACAACGCAAGCACCAGATAGAATCGTTTTTCTTGACTTTATCTTTATGTCTTGCACTCTATCTACTGCCTGTAATATATGCATATCAAAGTAACAATCAAATTATTATTTGTTTTAAAGATACAAAAAAAGGGTCGCATAAGCAACCCCTTTTAGATTCACAACCCTATTAAATTTATGAAGGGTCTCTTTGAGTAGATTCAGTAGCAGTAGCACTTGTCATACCTGCAAATGGGTCTGCATCAGTACCTCCATCTACGAAAGATGGCATACGGATTTCATTAGCAGTTAGAGTAAGTGTGTAGCCATTTAAGTCTCCCATAGCAGTACCAGTTACAGCAGTACCGCCAGTTACGTCAGAACCATTGTCAGCACCAACCAACAAGAACTTGTCATCAAATGTTTGTACAACAACGTGTGGTCTACCATACGCCATTAACTTCAATTCTTTATTGTCCTCTTTAGTTAGCTTAAACAATGTAACGCTTAACACCTGCTCAAAGAATGTTGTTCCATTCTCCATAGAAGATGTAATGTTTGTTTCAAGCGAAGAATTACCTTTAACATCGTAAGTGTGATAGTCGAAAGTACCAGTCATATCAGTAATCTCATCACTAGAACCATAGGTTAAAGTTCCTAAATCACCGAAATCTACAAAGTGTAGTTTCTTAATACCACCGACAGCATCCTTACAAGGTCTTAATCTTCCGCCAGTTAAATCACAAGCCATAGTTTTACTTTTTTAGTAAAAGGGGCAGAGTTACCACCCCTTTCGATTAAACAATTATTATGCTAACGTCAGTAACGTCAAGTCAGAACCGATACCGTATTGTACACCTGCTGTATATCGCATGATGATACGTACATTCTGGCTTCCATCAAGGTCAGCCATGTCGATTACTTTTACTTCGTTGTGGTCGCTTAATAGACCTGTACCAAAGTAGATGTTAGAAGCCTCACCAGCAACAATGTGGTCAGCAGGCATTCCTGGCGCATGTTGGATTTTGATACCTTCAAAAGAAAGCGCATTACCCATATTGTACCATTGTTGTCCTTTAGCATCTGTACCAGCAGCACCTTGTCCGCCTGTGGCAAAACCGCCTAATGCACGAACATAAGCTTGTAGCGCAACAGTTGGAACGTAGATAGTTAAATCTTCCTTACCATAAACGGTAGAAGGAATTGAATCAACTACATTTCCAAGTAGCTCTA